TAAAGGAAACCAAAAGATATCCTTAAGAAACCCCCTTTATGGGGGTTTCCTCATATAAAATAGTGTGTAGAATTCAAAACAATCCAATGTCAGGTGACAATCTTCATGGTACTCAACCTTCTAAGTACTATACTAAACACGGAAAAGAAACATTAAGTCAATATTGTAAAGTTTCTGCAGCCATGGATGATATTAAAGATTCTAGGTGGATTGATACAAATTATATCTTAGAGATTGAAACTATGTTTGTCAACGCACGGTACAGGACAGGTAGTCCCATGCAGGAATAAAGAGGGGGGGGTCATATATTATTCAACTTTTAGTTACAAAAAAACCCCGAAAAAAATTCGGGGTATTTTTTTGCCTGTAGGGTTTTTTAGTATCCTCCACTGCCAGAGTCGCTGCTGGTAGTAGTGCTGCTGGTAGTAGTACTTGAACTACTTGTTGTGGTTGTAGATGTGGTAGTTACTGTAGTACTAGCAAGAGATTCTATAGAACTTGGAGTACCAGTAGTAACAGCAGTACTAGTTGATAATGCATCTGCAACACTCTGAGCAACTGTATCTGCTGCTTTTGCTGTAGAAACAACTGCTATACTTCCAGTAACAAATCCAACATTATCTAAGAATCTTGATGCTATATTATTAGGAGTTAATTTATTGTTTGAATTATCTAATTCTACATGAGATTCATATCCAATCAAGTCTTCAAATTCTTCTGTCACTTTGTTTATCATTGTAGTATTTGGCATTAATATTTGTCTCTTCTTTTCATTTTCATAAACTTCATGTTCATAGTTTGTTACTGGATATATTGACTCTGCCTCTGTCTTAATTGTTCCATCTGGCATTACAACACGATAACTTGAATTAACTATAGTACCTTGTTTAACATATTCTACTTCATCTACACCTTCTCCGATAGTAATCTTATTAGTTTCGTAATGGTGTACTGCATCTGGATCACTATAGATTGTATTAACATATTGGCTTAGTTCTGAATCAATTTTTGGCCATTGTTCATACATGTCAACTATATTGTTTATTAAAAGTATTACCCAGTCTAGATGTGCATCACCATATACTCTATATGCTAGTTGACTAGGTGATTCACCAGTTTTTACTGTATAAGATTCAAATAATGAACCATATTCTTCTAGATCTTCTCTTACTTTAACTCTTCTAAAGAGGTTTTTAACAAGTCTATATTTAAATGATTCATTATCACCGATACCTTCACCAGCATATACATTTGGAAATTGACTGAAGTATGCCATATTAATATCCCTGACTAATGTCGTCTTTTGTTACTAGTTGTGCTTCTTGGAATGCAAGTTGCATTGTCACTGCTGGAACGTGTATTGCAGTTGGATTTCCTCCAGTTGCTGAAACATATTCATTTTGTATGTGTTTGAATGCATTATATTGTCCGTCTGGAGTGTAGTTAACACCTACTTGAGTAAGAACTGATATCTTTGTTCTAAAGTGAAGTGTTGGTGAAGACCAGTTACCATTAGCATCTGTTGTTACTCTTATAAATTTAATATCCCATTTGTCAGGGATTTTTAAGTATCTATTTTTTGATAATTCATTAAGAGCACCTTCAATTTCATCAGCTCGTTCACTACTTATACCCTCACTATAGCTACTCCTATCAGCTTTTTTGTCTGAATCAGTTGTTCCTGTTATCTGAGGTAGTGAACCTTTTTTAAAATAATCTATAATTCCTTTAATTTCTCGTGCTTCTTCTGGTGATCTTGCAAAAAGTTTAAATGTAAATGAATGACTTCTGAATCCTATTCCAGTAAATATTTGCTCTCTATATGGATTGAATATTCTTCCGTTGGTTAATGCCTGTAGATCATTAGCATCAAAACCACCACCAAGTCCCATGAATTGATTAGCACCTGAAATTCCACCAGCAACTGCTGAACTTATAAATTCTGGAGCAACAGCACCTGCAGCATCTTGTAATGCTTTTGCAATTTTACCAGCCTCACCTCCATCTTCACCCTCAGAAGTTTCATTAAGAGGTGTTTGTGATGCAATTTGTCCAGCCAACATTCCTAGAGTACCCATGTTTTTACCCTGATATCCAACTGAATATGCAGTTCCTAGTTGAGGAGGCATAGCAAGGTATACTCTGTCGGGATGAGTAATAACATTAAATTCATTACCAGGCATACTTAAAGCACCAGTACCAAACCCCTTGTCAGTATCAGAGTAATTCATTTCCTGCCTTTGGAAACAAACGTAATCGATAGCTTGTGTAGGAGATTCGTCTAGTGCTGCACCATTGCCAGGAACAGGTGTTTCATATGGGTACTTGTATATCGCCAACTTTTTGCCTAAATATAATGTGACCTCTATGTATTTATGCGTTATAAACAAGGAAAGTACATTCCTAGAGCTTCTCGTAAATATAAAGGTGATCCTCGTAATATAAATTACAGGTCATCATGGGAATATAAATTCATGCTTTGGTGTGATCAGACTCCTTCTGTACAAGAATGGGGGAGTGAAGAAATTATTATACCTTATACATCTCCTGTTGACGGTAAACGTCATAGATATTATCCAGATTTCTATGTAAAAGTTAATGGAAAGAAGTATATTGTTGAAGTTAAACCTACTAAACAAACAAAAGAACCTAAAAGACAAAAGAAAGTGACTAAACGTTATGTTACTGAAGTTGTTACATGGAGTGTGAATCAAGCTAAATGGAAAGCAGCAAAAGAATTTTGCAGAGATTACGGCATGGAATTTATGTTAATTACCGAAAAGGAACTTAAAGTATAATGGCTATTAAAAATAAAGCATCAGCAGTATATCCCTCACTTCAGGCGTTTATATCATCTGCAACTAGTAAGGATAATTCACCATCCTTGACTAACTTATGGTCATTGCATTTTACTACACCTAAAATATTACGTCCATCTGGTGCTGTTAGAGGAGGAAATTTACAGGCAGAAGTTGGTGAGATGCATACTTTATTAGATTACTTTGCAGATACTGTAAACCTTCCAAGTAAACAAGTAACAACAGGATCGTTTAGATCTGTAGGTTCTGCTGTTAGGTATGCTACTGCAAGTACTTTTAGTCAGTTTTCAGTTAATTTTAAAGTTCCTGCATCACAGAAAACAAGGATCTTTTTCGAGAGATGGATATCTTTGATGGCAAATGATGCTAATCAATATACTGATTACTTTAAGCATTATACTGCTCCAGAGGTTTATGTATTTAAATGGGAAAGGGGAGGTGGTGATCCATTATTTGATGCGAATTTTGTGGGACCATTAACTGCTGCCCAACAACTTGCATTTGATACCTATTCAGGTACTAGTGCAGCAAATTTAAGAAAACATAGAATTACTTCTTGCTGGCAGATGCAGAATGTTTTTCCTTTTAATATAGGATCAATACAGTTGGATAACGCTAATTCTAAAATAATGACTTTACCAATTACTTTTTACTATGAACGTTATAGGTTCTTTGGTGAAGATAGGTTTGATGAGCAACAAGATGGATATACAATTACACTTCCAGCTGGTTTAGATGATATTTCAGCAGATTATACTTCAAATAATATAACTGTACAAGGTATTCAGACTAGTGTAATTAATACATTAGTTTCAAGTATCATAAATTTTCTTTTCTAATTCGCATATATAATTCGACTTTTAGTTCCCAAAAAGGCGGGAAAAAAATTCGGGGTATTTTTTGACCCTCAAGGTTTTTCCCTAAATAATAATACTGAATTGAATCCTATGGCATTACCTAAATTAAATGTACCTAAGTACAAAATGAAACTACCCTCTGATGGGAGAACGGTTAATTATAGACCATTTCTCGTTAAAGAGGAGAAAATTCTTCTTATAGCAACTGAGACTGGAGATCAGTCAAATATTATAACTGCTATTAAGGATATTATTAAAAATTGCACTGATATACAGGATGTTGAAAAACTTTCAACATTTGATATTGAATACTTATTCCTACAGATTCGTACTAAATCTGCTGGTGAAGAAGTTAATGTTATGATTACTTGTCCTGATGATGGTGAAACTCAAGTAGAAGTTAAAATTCCTTTAGACCAAATTAAAGTCAAAAAGACTAAAGGTCATAAGAAGGAATTAAAGTTATCTGATACTTGTATTCTTACTATGGAATACCCAAGTCTTGATACCTTTGTTCAAATGAATTTTGTTGAAGGTCAAGCTGTTGAAATGGATCAAATATTTGGTATGGCAGCTGGTTGTGTAAAATCAATTTCTGATGTAGAGGAAGTTCATGATTGTAGTGATCTCCCTAAAGAAGAGATTGTTGAATTTTTTGAAAATCTTAGTAGTAAGCAATTTCAATTAGTTCAAGATTTCTTTGATACTATGCCTAAACTTCAACATACTGTTAAGGTAACTAATCCTAAGACTAGTGTTGAAAGTGATGTTGTTTTAGAAGGATTAGCTAGTTTTTTCGGATAGCCCTTCTTCATACAACTCTGCAATACTATTTTGAAGGTAATTTTGCATTAATGCATCATCATAAGTGGAATATTGAGTATATTGATAATTTAATGCCTTGGGAGAAAGAAGTATACATCACAATGCTTGTTAATTTCTTAGAAGAAGAGGCAAAACGTATGAAAGAGCAGCAGAATAAAAATTAGTTAAGTGGCTACTAAATTAAAACCATATAAACTCGTTTCTATTGGAGGTACTTCCACTAAGTCTCCAGAAGTCTCTGCTGCAAGAAAAACTACATATTCTATTAATAGACTTGGAGTAACTCTTTCAAGTATTAATAAAACAGTAGATGCTATTGCCGATAATGGACTTCTTGAATTAAAAGAAGAAGAAAAAGCAAGAAGAATAGAACGCAGACAAGAAAGAAGGGAAAAAGATCAGGCTGCTGAGAAATTACAGGAAAGGGATTTAAAAGACGTTAGTAAAAAGCCTAAAAAGACTACTGGCGTTAAGAAAGTTATTGGAAAGGATTTTAGTTGGTTAACTGAGTTATTGAGTCCATTGACTCAATTAATGCAATGGATTGGTAGTATTGCTATAACAAAAGAAGTTCTTGACTGGATGAGAAATCCAGAAAATACTGAGAAGTTAGAAGAATTTTTACATAAACTTGCTTTTGTTTTTGAGAAAATATATAAATTTGCTTCCTGGTTAACAGGCGGTATAATGAATACCGTTGATCAGGTATTTGGTAAAGATAAAGAAATTGGAGAAAGAATAGCAGGATTTGGTAAGATTGCTCTTGCTATAGCTGGTATTGGTGGAATGATTTCTGCCGTTAATTGGGGAAGAGATTTATTATTTGGAGCAGAAGAAGCAATACAGGCAGGTGGTGGATTTGGTGGTAGTCGTGGTGTTACTAAAGGAAGAGGTGGTTTAAAGAATTTAGGAAAAAGGACTTGGAGGAATTTCTTTAGAAGACCTAAGATAACAGGTACAACATCTAAAGTAGGTAAAATATTCAGTCCTTTAACTGATTGGTTTAAGAATGTTAAAAAGAAATTTGGATTTGGTACAAAAGTAACTGGTGGTATTAAACCAAAAAGTTGGTGGGATAATATATTTGATAAATTTAAAAAACCTAAGATAACTGGTAGTGGTACTAAGTCAGGACCATTAAGCGGTATAAAAAATTGGTTTGGTAAGACATTTGGTAGTAAGGTAACTACTGGTTCTGGTGGTAATAAAAAAGGATTCCTTAGTGGAATTTGGGATTCTGTTAAAAAGATTAATATAAAAAATCCCTTTAAAGATTTTAAATTACCAAAAATTAATTTAAAAAATCCTTTTAAAGATTTCAAATTACCAAAAATTGATTTAAAAAATCCCTTTAAAGATTTTAAATTACCAAAAATTGATATAAAAAATCCTTTTAAAGATTTTAAATTACCTGAGATGAAAAATCCTTTTGCAGGTATTGATTTTGGAAAGCAATGGAATAAAATAACAGAAGGAGCTGGCAGTGCTTTTAATTGGGCTAAGGAAGGTACACTTGATAATCTTGGAAAGATTAATAAAGGAATTGGTGATTCTTGGAATTGGCTTTGGACAGGTACGAAAAAGAATTTTGGAGTAGTTAAGGATGTAGTTGGAGAAGGAGTAACTGCTGTTAAAGAAACTGCTGCAAATGTTGGTGCTTGGTTTGATGATTTTATTAATGGTGTATGGAGTAATGTTGTAAAACAAGCAAAGAAATGGAGAAAAAAGTTTGGTGATGTAGTTGAATTAGTTAAAAATCCTGGTAGATTATTAGACAAGGCTAAAGAAGTCCTTATAGCACCTATTACAAAGAAGGTTAATAAGTTTGAACCCATCAAGAAGATGAAGGCTTTGGCTAATAATATTACAAAGCTTAAACCTGCTGATGTACTTAAGAAAGTTCAAAAGATTAAAGATTCACCTAAATTGGTGAATAATTTAAAGAAATTACAAACTGGTCTTAAGACCGCTAAAAATAGTTTTGGAAAAGTAACTGGTTTTGATAAAATTATAACGCTCGTTGAAGGAGCGTTGATGTATTCATTAGGTAAACGACCTTTAATTAACGCTTTTGGAGTAGCGGGTGCTGGTATGCTTGGATATGCTGCTGGTGCAGCAGTTGGTGCTCCTTTTGGTGGTCTTCCTGCTTTTGCTACAGGTCTTGCAGGTGGAATAATAGGTGAAGAAATAGGAAGATTTCTTATTAATAATGTTATTGCAAAAACACCATTAGCTAATATAGAAGATCCCATAATGAATGATGGGAGAAAACTTGTTGAACCTTTCTTCTTTGGAAAAATATTTAGAGGTATTACTAAAACAGTTAGTAATGTTGTTAGTGGTGTAGGTAAGGCAGTTAGTGGTGTTGTTAATACTGTTAGTAAAGTTGCACAGAATCCTGTAGTAAGAACTGTAGCATCGTTTATTCCTGGTGTTGCTCCAGTTATGGCAGCAGTTAATGCTGTTACATCTCTTGCTAATGGAGATATTCTGGGAGCTGTAACTAGTGGTATTGGTGCTGCTGCTGGTGGGGCATTTGATTTTGTGAATGCGGGTATTTCTGATGCTGTTACTAATTTTACAAATAGTACAATCGGTCAAGGTATTATGGGCATTGGACAAGGACTTCTGTCTGGTGATATTGGTGGTGCGATAATGAGTGGTGTAGGTATGATACCTGGTGCTAATGATTTTATATCGAATGTAATGAGTAGTCCAATTGCAGAAATTGCAGGTAAAGTAATTGGAGGAGATCTTCAAGGTGCTTTATCTCAAGGTCTTGGTATGATACCTGGTATGGACAATATCATGCAATCACCTATAGGTGGTATTATTGAGGCAGTTCAAGGTGGTGGTGGTATTAAAGGAGTTATGCAAAGTCTTAATCCAATGGCTATGCTTGGTGGTTTAGCTGAGGAATTTGGATTAGGTGGTGCTGTTAATGCTATTATGGGTGGAGATTATAAGACTGCTATAACTTCATTGGGAACTAAACTTGGTATTGATCCTAAAGTTCTTGGTGTAGTAAGTAGTGCAAAATCACAATCATGGAGTCAAGAGGGTGGAGTTTCTGCAGAATGGGCATTCAACCAACAATTAGAGTTTATGCCAGTTATTATAATGTTGGAGAAATTACAACCAATGCCTATACCAGTACCAATAAATAATACACAGCAGATAATAGTTTCTACCCCATCAACAGTAGTACAGAAAGTTTAAATGGCAACTATACAGAAGGGAGCAAAAATTAATTTTTATAAGTTTGTCCAGGTTAAGGAAACAGGCAAAGCTTCTGCTGTCTCATCTGCTATTAATAAAAATACTGAAGGAGTTAATAATATAGGTGATACTGTAAATGGTATTGCTAAGTCAGTTAAAAGAATTAATGATATACAAGTTAAAAGATTAGAACTATTACAGGCTGAGAATAAGAAAAAATTTAAACCGCAGTATGCTAAGACTGATAATAAGGTTGCTAAGGGTTTTTTAAGTAAAGTTTCTGCAGGTAAAGCACCAGGATTCTTAGAAGGACTTCTTAAGATGTTCTCTAGTCTCTTTAAACTTTTTATTGTTCTGCCAATAATGAAATGGATGGCAGATCCTAAAAATAAACAAGCAGTTGAGACAGCAGTTAGGGTTGTTACTTCTATTGTCAAATTTATGATGGCAATAGCCAAATTTGGTGTTACTAATGCCCTTGATGGTTTATATGGAATGTTATCTGAGGATACTGGATGGTTTGAAAAAGTATTCAGATTTGGTCAGGCAGTATTAGGAATAGGTACTCTTGTTTTAGGAATGAAGTATCTATTCAGACCTGATAAACTAATTAGAGACATTATTGGTAGTATTAGAGCACTTATTAGATTTGCTACTGGTGGTGGTCGTGGCCTGGGAATGGGTAGAGGTAGAGGTAGAGGTAGAGGATTTGGTAGAGGAAGAGGTCGTGGACTCTTAGGATTGGGTACAAAAGTTGTAGGTGGTGGTCTTGCATTATGGGGTGTTAGTGAATTATTATTCCCACAACCAACTGCTGATGGAACCTTAGAAGGTAATCAAGATGCTTTAAATTTAAGACCACAAGTTCAACAGGATCCTTTAAAAGGAGTTTTTGGACCTAGTGATAAAGGATTTTTAGGAGTTGAAAATGGTAAATTAACGTTAATACAAACTCCAAAGGGTGATGATCAAGAAGATGCTTCAGATTTTAATGATTTTATTAATAATAGGGGTGATTTCGATTTAAGTTCTTTAGATCCAGATGGAGAATTTGCTAAATTAGGTGATAATATTAGGGGTATTGATCAGACTCTTAAGACAATTTTATCGAAAAATGAATTACCAGACGAGTTTAAACCTGCTCTTCAGGAGTTTGAAAATAATTTATTGAATAGTGATATTGCAAAATCATTAAAAGAATTTAGTGGTATATTTGAAGGTCTTAATAATAGTGATTTTCTTAATAATAGAAAGGGATGGAAAGAAAGTGGTGGATTTGCTGGTATTTTAAGTGCTTTTGGATTAGGTGGTAAAGGAGGTGAAAAGCAGCAAACAGTAAGAGAACAAGGAAAACAAGGTGGTGGATTCTTAAGTGGTCTAGGTAATTTGTTTGGATTGGGTGGTAAAAAAGAGAAAACACCACCACCAAAGATGCAAAAGATAACGTCAAAGCAAGACGTTAGTGGTAGATTTGATATGAAGACTGGGAAGGCATATATTAATGGAAAAGAGGTTTCCACTGATGAATATATGCGGTTCTTTAATATGTCTCCTAAACAGAAATTGGACACATATGGTGGTGGTACTAGTGGTATTGAGAACTTTTTAAATAAACCTAAAAAACAGGAGAAGAGTGGTGGATTTTTTGGCGGTTTGAGTAATTTGTTTGGTGGTGGAAAGAAGAAGGAGCAAAAGAAGAAGAGTAGTGGATTTTTTGGTAATTTATTTGGTGGTGGTAGTAATAAAAAGAAAGAGAAGAAGAGTAGTTGGTGGAATCCATTTAGTTGGGGTAAAAAAGAATACGGTAGACAAATACCCAAATATGAATTAGGTGGTTTTGTTAGTGGTCCTGATTCTGGATATAATGTAGATGTTGGTGGTAAAACTATTGAAGCTCATGGTACAGAATGGATAGGAACGAAATCTAATCAAACTGGTTATGTAGTTCCTATTGATAATAAAGCGACAAGAGCTAATCCGCATTTAACTCAGGAAAGAGCTGCTGAAGCTTCAAGAATGGGTTATGGTGAAGTTCCTGGATTCTTTCTTGGTGGACTTTTTGGTAATAAAAATAAAAGTGCAGGATCAAAAAATCAAAAGAGTGGTGGATGGTTAAGTGGTATAGGTAATATATTTAAAAAGAAAGATAAGAAACCAGAAAAGAAAGGTGGATGGTTAAGTGGTATAGGTAATATATTTGGTGGTGGAAAGAAGAAGGAAGAGAAGAAAGGTGGATGGTTAAGTGGAGCAAAGAATTGGTTAGGTAATACTTTTGGTGGTGGAAAGAAAGAAGAAAAGAAATCTAATTTCTTTGGTGATATTCTTGATAGAACTAAAAATTTCTTTGGTGGTAAAGGGTGGTCTTTAAGTCTAGATGAAGGTAAGAAACAAGAAACTGGTAATTGGTTGAGTAATATTATTGATGGTGCCAAAGGAATGTTTGGAATGGGAGGAGGACAATCTGCTGAAGGTGAAGAGGCTACTGGACCTTTTGCGGGACTTCAAAATATATTCTCAGGAGCAAAAGATTGGTTAGGTGATACCTTTGGTAAGGTTACTGCTATAATTCCTGGTATGGGTGCTACAACCATTGGTGATAATACACAACAAGCTCAAGAAGGAATAGCTGGATGGGTTAATAAAACATGGAGTAGTCTTACAAGTGGTGGTAAAGAAGATACTAGAGCTAATACTACTGATATAGGTCAATCAGCTGATTTATCAGGTGGCAAACCACCAACAGAAGAAGAGATACGTGTTGCAGCAGCATTATCTACAGAAGCTGGTAGAGGATCATCTGCAACTGATGTACTTCAAGTAGCAGCAAATAGAGTTCAACATGGAGGTTACGGTGGAAATAATCTTACAGATGTTTTTGCTGCACCTGGTCAGTTTCATGGAGTTTTTAGTAGAGGATCAAATAAATTTAAACAGATTAAAACTATTGAGGATGCAGCAGAGTGGGCAGGAACAACACCTGATGTTATTCAAGGTTATATAAGAGATACTAGAAATAAAACTAATAGATCAAGATCTAATTCATTTGTTTCTGGTGCTTTAGAGTTTAGAGCAGCACCTCAATATTATAAGCAGAATGGTCTTGTTCAAGGTGAAATGTCAAGTGATGGTAGGTTCTATGATTCTAGATGGCGTGGAGGAAGAGGAGATAATCAATATTTGGTAGGACCACAGGATGCTATGATAGGAGCACCAGCACCTGTTGATCTTGGTGGAATTAATACTGGAGGAGGTGGAAGTGTAAATTCACCAAATCAAACAGAAGCATCTAGAATGTTTGGTACATCAGCAGGAGGAAAATCTGCTGGAGCTCAAGTTTCTGCTCTTTCAAGATCTGGTAGTGGTGGTGGAGAAGAGCAATCTGGAGGTGGTCCTCAAAATGTTGGTGCTCAATCTAGACAGGAGAAAACTAATCTAGATAGAATGACTCAAAAACGTGATGCTGCACGTGAAAAGATTGCTAAAAATTCTAGAAATATGATTGAAGCAGCAATGAATCAAATACAACAAATGAACTTAGCCAATCAACAAACAATACAACAAGCATATGCCACAATAAGCCAATTACAGCAACAAGGTAGAATGAATCAACCTAAATTTATAAATGCGGGTGGACAAGCAACTACTCAATCACCTGCAATGCAGATAAATTCACTATTAAATCCAATGAAGAAGGCATCATAAATGGGATTACAACGATCAGAAGCTGGTGAAGTTGATATTAGGGTTAGCGTTTATCGAGATGGTGAACGTCTTGAAGCTAATGGTAACTATGACATGTCAGATTATGTACTAGGAATAGAAATAACTGAAACCATAACCTTAGCAACTTTAGAATGTCAAATTTCTATTATGGATAGTGGTGGTGTTCTTGGTGCCATGACTGGATCAGAAAAGTTTAGAATTCAAGTCCAATCTACTATAATAGATAGAACTTATTGGTTTAGGGCTTATGAAATACAGGCTAGAACAAAAACAAATGAATATACAGAAACGTATATTATAAACGCAATTTCTGATGAGTATTTAAGAAATGAAGTTAAGAATGTATTTGGTAATTCAGAAGTATTATTTGAAGGTAAGACACAATCACATGAGGTTGTAGAACAACTTATTAAAGATAAAAAATATATTGGTAGTAGTAAGAAAGCATTTATAGAAGAGACTCTTAATAAACAGAATTTTATAGCTACAAATTGGAGACCACTTGATACAATATATTGGATTGCACAGCGTAGTATTCGTAAAATGAATAAAGGTGGTGATTTTCAAAATGGGTTTGTATTTTTTGAAAGTGCTTTAGGATTTAATTTTCAATCGATTGATCATTTGATTGATGATATTAATGATCAAACTGAGGAAAAAAGCGATTATACTTCAGGAAAAGTAAAATTATATACCTATGAATATAGTCCAAAAAAATTAGAAGGTGCTGGTAGAGATCAATATAGGATTGAAGGTATGTCTTTTCCAAAAGAAAGAAATTTCTTATTAGGTTTAAGGGATGGTGATTGGTCTGGATATAGTGTTGGATTTGATCCAGTTACAATTTCTAATTCTAAGATGGGATTGAGTACAGATATGCAGAATGATGCATATCGTTATTCTATTAGTAATGCATGGAAAAAAATGTCTCACTTAGGTACTAAAAAGGCTACCAGTGTTTATGGTCAGATGGATAAAGATGTTCAGAGTATGATTGATTATCCTAAACGTACACGTTATACTGTAATGCCAAATCAAATTTTTGATCCTAAGTTTAAAGATAATCCTCAAAAGAATTATCAAGAATTAGTGGAATTACAAGCGTATCAATATATGCGTATAGAATCCCTTAAAGCAATTCAAATGTTAGTTAAAATACCTGGTAATTTAGATCTTTATGCTGGTAAAGGGATTAATCTTATTGTACCATCAGTTGAAAAAGTTGGTACTAGACCTATAACAGATAAGCGTTATAGTGGTAGGTATCTTATTGCTGGAATTACCCATTCGTTTGCAAATCGTAACCATAAATCTGAATTAATCCTTATGAAAGACGCAGCTGTAGCATAAATAATAGTATAGTTACCTATAGTAACGGAGATTAAAATTATGAAGACTATCGAAGAACACATTCAAAAAGATAGAGACATTCTTGACAACCCAACAATTAGCCCTGCATCTCGTAGGCATGTTGCAGAAGAGTTACATGAATTAGAAACTTATCGTGAGCATCATATAGCAGAGATTAATGCTGGAGATCATCACGATCCTAATGCTATTGAACTATTCTGTGAAATGCATCCTGACGAGCCAGAGTGCTTAGTATATGACGATTAATGAACAATTTTTTATCATGGTTACTTGGAACTTGGTCTAATAAACTACAAGCACAATCATCACCTACTTTATACAGATCTGTTTTTGTAAAGTGGGAGGATGATGGGGAGTTTATACATTCTGTGCATTGGAGTAGGAAAGAAGAGAATAGTCCATATTTAAAAACTAATAAAAAACTAAAAGTACTATCCGATACTGAAGTTATACTTGAGCATTGGGGTGGTACTTATAGTGGATTGACACGTGATGAAACATGTGATATGATATTAAAGTTTGATGGTAGTTCATGGATGGGTCAATTTGATACTAGTATGACAGAAAGTGGTGAAACAATCACTGGTCATGCAGAACTTGGTCTCTATGAAAATAAACTACATATGAGAGATAGATTCTTAGATTCAAAAGGAAGAATCATCTGGGGTGCAGACGAAATTTACAAATTTAATAAAGTTTGATATGGGACTAGCAAAAGAATTAAAAGAAGGGACTAAAAAGTCCCATTCAG